TATATGACATTTGAATGTGGATGGTAAAGCAGATGTTAATTTTATAGATATTGATCTTGTGAAAAGTAATGAAAAAAATAAATTTAATGTTAAAGAAAAGAAAATTGTTAATGCTAAGGCTCAAGATATTGCTATGGCTATGGCAATGGATCTGGCTCTGGCTCTGGCGATGGCTCTGGCTCTGGCTCTGGCTCTGGCTCTGGCTATGGCTCTGGCTCTGGCTCTGGCTATGGCTATGGCTATGGCTAATGAAGATTGATTGAGGATATGGGCGGTCGAGTGTACGCGCAGTACACGCCAGAGTGCGGTGTTACTCGTGACGGAGGCACCTCGGCATAATCTGCACTGCCCACCACTTTAAGGAGAGAGAAGATGATGATGATGACCAGTAAAGAGAAATATGACAGGCTTGTCGATTATTTCGGGCAGGCCATAAACGATCTACGGGATTGTCAGCAGTTCCAGGGCGATGCTTTTAAACTGGCAGTCAATTTGTTTGTCAACAAAATGGAAAATGACTTGTGTCAAGTCATCTTCGCCAAAGATGCCGATGCAGGAGAGAAAAGATGAAGCAGATTATTATGACACTTGTTTTGCCAGCTTTTATATTTCTAAACGTAGCCCTTGGTACTATCTACATTTGGAATAAGGCTGGGATGTTTACCTGCTCGGAAGAGGTGAGCAAATGACCACGACTCTCAAAGGCTCCCTAATTTCAGGCCTGAATGAAATTGAAGGTTGGTATGAGGGCATTACCATAGATGTAGAAGACTGCGCTATTTTGAAAAATCTACACAAAAACGTCTGCTCTCTACTCACGTACTGCCGTGAGTTAAAAGACCATATCCGCGAGCAAGCAGAAGACAGTATGGAGCTTTTAGAGGAAGGCTATCATGACTATGATGGCGATTTTGACAACGAGGATTGTGATGAAGAAATACCGTATGTTCCAGAGCCGAGTGTCGTAACTACAGCAGAATTGCAATCGCTTATCCGTGGATTAATGCGAGATACAATTATGCCAGAAGATACTAAATCACCGATAGCTGAAGCCATGGCGCATAGGCTGTCTCTTCAATTTCCAAACGGATTAAAATGGGGGTAAAATGACCACGCCAGACGAAAGACGCAGGGCAGAAAAAGCTCTGGATAAATATGAGACATCCGGACAGTTTATTCCAGCTATGGAACGATTAACCATCCGCCAATGCTTGCAGGAACGCGATCCGGCGGGGTTAATTAAAGCTTTGGAGAAAGTCAGCGAATCCGGAAACGAATTTACACAAGCTAGACACGCAAGAGAAGCCCTCGAAGAATATCGCGGGACGAAGGAAGACACCGCCGAGCAGGACGCTATCGACAACGGACAATTCGGAGTAGGGGCATGAAAGACAATAGTACAGGGATGCCGGAGTTGAAGCCGTGTCCGTTTTGCGGAGGTAATCCTGCTTTAGTAGGGCCAAATGCAGCGGATTGCTGGTGGTATGTGACGTGTGACTGCATTGGTAGAAAAGTATTTCTATCAAGCGACGATTGGAAAGCCGTATCTCGTTGGAATAAAAGATCCGACCTTACCGCCGCTTCAGTTCAGGCGGGGGATGTGAGGGAATTAAACTCAATTGCGTGGTGGTACGGAGAAGAAATAAAACAGAGGAAGGCATTAATTGAAAAGCACCCTGCTGCCAGCTACTGTCTGACAATACGCTACGATGAACTGGAAACCCTCATCGCCGCCGCTTCCAGACAGCCAGAGGTGGTGACGCTGTTAGAATTTCTTGATCTGTATGCGAAGCACGATGGGAGCTATCGAGATTTCATGGATAAATACCCCAACGGCATCCGCATCGTAAGCAAGAAAGAAGGTGAGTGATGGTGCATTTTAAAGTTGGAGCACTTCCGAAAAGAGACAGTTGCGTTATTCAAATCGAGGATGATGAAGGAAACATTTTGCAAAACTTTTATCCGTCCGTTGAACAGGCAAAGCTTTTAGCAAAAGACTTGTCATTAGCTTATTCTATTTTAATAGGAGAAACACCTTGACCACCCACCCCGCGCAGGATGCAGACAATAAGAAGGCGGCTTTGCATGAAACGAAGATGCGCATTGAAGCTTGGAATAACGTAGAATCAAGCTCCGTAGCAAAGTATTTTGACAAAAGAAAGGCACGTGAGGAACTTGAATATCTGCGTTTGGTAGAATCCGCCCTCACCACCCCAGCCCCGCAGAGCGAGAAGATGGATGCGTTCAAAGTCGTATCCGTTCATTGCACTTGTGGGCGTGAGATAAAAGTCACCAAGGAGCCAAACAATGAACAGTAAGGATGCGCTGGCGGCGTTGGAAAACATAGCAAAGAATTGGCTATTCGATGGTGCGTTAGAAACTAAAGAAATGGCTGACAACTTTAAAACAATACGCCAAGCCCTAACCGCGCAGCAGACCAATGTTTCTAAGCAAGATATGCAGGACATGGTCGAAGATGTAGCGGATCGTGTAATAAAGCACCTGAAGATCGAAGCCGCGCAGAAGGAAGACGCCGGACACATTAGATCGAGGGAGGGGTGATGACGGAAGAAGAAATAAAACACGAGGAAACTCTTGCCAAGATAAAATCTAGAAGCGAGGCATTCAACAGAAGCCCGATTATTTTCACCTTATGGGACTGGGTGACCACGTTGATGCACGTAACTTTTTGGATTGGGTTCTGGTTTTTAATCGCTCAATGCTCATGTGAAGGATGTATAACGAAATGACCCTAACCCAGCTCCGAAAGCCAATCGAACTTAAATACGGAGCTTACGATACCTAACCCACCGATGAACTGACCGCTTGAGCTTCTGCCAGTCGCGGTCATTCATCCTCGTCAAAGTCCAGCTCCGGTTGTGGGAATATAGCATCCCGTATCTCGTCCTTTAAATCATCGAGCGTGGCGTAAGCTAATAGTAAATGATATTCAGATGCCGTGACCATGCCCCAATTACAGTCGTTATCTTCACTGATTGTTAGCATAAAGACCGAGCGCACCTTTTCATCTTTTGCGTATTTCTTCATGAGGCTCATGAATTGAGAAACGGACAAGTCCTCTTCCGTTTCAATCCGTTCCAGTGGCTTGCGGGTTTTAATGTCTACTACGGTCATTGAATCATCCCCGCTGGAATATAGTTTTCACCACGATAACCAAACTTTTTATGATAGGTAAACACACTTGCGCCTCTGCCAGAATGATACGCGCCACGCACATCATGTGACCCCTTGGGAGCAAGGCTCTGGTGCTGCTTGACCAGCATTAACTCATCCTCTTTGCTGGCTTCGTGGTGCAAGTGGCCTGTATGAATATAACTGAATTTCGTCCGTCCAAATATGTCACGGAAAAGACCTGTAAGTGCCTTAGACAAGGCCGCCATTTTCTTTTTATGTCCGTGATGCATGAAGATAGAAGTAAATCCCCATTCAAAAGCATAATAAGGGCTGGACGAATTATCCACTGTCACCCGAGGCTCGTCTTCGTAAAGTAGCGTCATAACTTCACGAAGCCAAGCAGACGATGCGAGGTCGTGATTGCCTTCTGCCATGATAATATGCACATGCTCATGCTTTTCAAGAAGCATCCGAATGATGCGGCGCAGGACTCTTAGCGCAACCCGAACAAGCATTTGGAAACGAACGTCTGAATCCAATGGGTGTTTTGAGGTGGGAGTGACTGCATCTAATCCGTCATAGTGCAGGAAGTCGCCAAGCTGCCCTAGAATGGCAGTATGACTTGCAGGAGCCTCATGTATAGCTCGTTTAAACCAATTGACTAGGAATGCCTCCGCAAGCTCTGTATTCCATTCTGTGCCAGTTTCTTCCTTACAGGAGAATTGCCCGAGGTGATAGTCAGTTAATATGTAACACGATGCCAGATCATCGTCTGACTTCGATACTTTTTTAACTGGAGGTTCCCTTGGTATTTTTTCCTTTAGGGCTGCTATTACTTCCAGCATCATCTGTTTCTGCCGTTCGATATCAGCCGTAGTCTTAACCCAAGTTAGCTTGGCATTTCCTTCGTTGTCGTAAAGGGTAGATGTTCCCTTGAGTTTCTGCCCCTCTGGAATATGCATGGCGTTGACGGTGCGCCTGACGGCTTCGGAGGATATTCCTAGAGCGTTACCAGCCTTTGCAAAGCTCCCATGCTCTTTGTATGCCGCGAGTTTTTGCTCCGGCGTGATGCCCTTTTGACTGCTCATATTTTCCGCATAATGAGAAACTGCCAGTTAGAACCCTGCATGATGACACAGGCGTTTAAATCTTTATCTACGCCAACCAGCTTCCAGCGTCCGTCTTCAGTCATAAAGTGCGAGATTGATATTCCGTTCTCCCCGTTTTCAGCCGTGGAGAAATATGCATAACCATCTTCTAGGAGCGATCTGAAGACCCCAGCAACAGTGCCGCAGTTATAGCGAGCTTCAGCAGGATAAATAAACCCAAGAAAAAAAAAGACGGCAGCAAGGATAAACACCTTACACACCGTCTTTAGTTTACCGAGGAGAGACACAAAAACAGGCAAGATTAAACTCCCTGAAACCCACAGTCACTATAACACACTTCATGAAAAAAGGGTAAATCTGTGGATAAATAATCAGCTTGAAACAATGCGATTGTTTTGCTATTATCGCGCTTCTTGAATGGTAGATATTCAAGAGTCCTTTGCACACACCCGACTTAACCCCCGTTGCCTTGCCCGAGGCGCGGGGGCTTTTTTTAAAAGCTAATCCAGCAACCATTGTGCATAGTACCCAATGGGAACGTCAGGACTTTGCAGTCTTCGTCAGGATGGGGAGGATCGCGGCGGGTGAGAGATGTGAAGTCGTATTTTGCTACAATGCCGTATTCGTTTACGTGCCAGCTATGAGGTTCAGGTTTTTTGCGCTTCATCGAAACACCCTATAAGAAGAGTGTAACTTATTTTTCGGCTGCGTTCAATTGTCTGCTAAACTTTTCGAGACGACCGAGCCATTCAAAAGTATGCGGGCAGAGTAAATCTTTAGTGTCGGCTGTGATGCACACGCGCTCTAATTCGTTGGCAACTTTCTCGCCAGCATTGGGATATGGTGGGCAACTGCTGTTATAACGCGCCGGAGCGCATGAGCTTAATAAGAGCATCAGCATCAAGAGAAGCACCACTGGCAATATCCAGTTGTTTTTTACCGACTTCTTTTTGCTTCCGTAGAATTTCATTTTCAAGCTCCAGTGTGCTGACCTTAGCTAATAGTTTTTTACACCACCAGCCGAGGCCAGCACAACCGAGGGAGAGCGTAGCTATTGCTACGAGGGAGAACATTATTTCTTTTTCTTTTCTACAACGTCAGCATCGGAGAAGAAGAAGGCAACTGCGCCAAATAAGGCCGCACCTACAGAAACAATCACAGCCTGAAATTCAGGCGCGAGACTTACACCCAGAGAAGTCAGCAGGACAAACAGACCCTGCCAGCTTGTCGGATACTTCATGTGATTTGCAGCTTTCAAGATTAATTCTTTCATTTTCCATTTCCTTCAGTTTGTTAAAACGTACTTCGAGATGTGCGGCATATTGTACCGCAGATTTTGTTTCTTTGAAACCTTCGACCTTATGCAACAGTGTCAACATTCTTGTAAAACTGCCTATTGAGTTCAAAGTGAGGACCGTCAAAGAAGCCCTTAAACGATCCGCCCCAGACAAGCGGTACTTTCATATTAGCTGCAACCCCTAGGATATGACCAGCTAAAAGCGTGTAATACTTCTCGGCCCAAGTAGCCTTACCATCAACATAGCATACAACGTCAACCGCATGGCCTGTCAGGTGGCGGCTGTTCATGGTGCGGCTTTTGCCTTCCTTGACCAGCCTTTGCTGCTCTGTAACCGTCCGTAAACCGCAAGTAATACCGAAGTCAACTGGGCTTGTTTTAATGGCTTCCAACATGACCTTACGCAGATCGTCATGAACGCCTTCCATTTTGTTGATCGACCGCTGGGAAAACTTAAAGTTACCCATTATGGCCGCCCCTCAAGTTCGTCAGGAAGTATGTTACCCCTGACCAAGCAAGGGCAAAAACAAAGGACACGCCGCCGAGAAAGCCCTTGTAATGACCTAGATCAGTCTTCATTTCCTTGACGTCTTGCCGAAGCTCGTCAATTGCTGATTTAAGTAATTCGAAGGCTTGATTGTCCATAGCTCACCCCATAACCGGAGGATAGCATTTTATTGCGTATTTTTCCAGTTCTTCCTTGCTCTGGAAGATGTGCCTAATCCAGCCGTTTTCTGTCAAAACATTGAGCTGCCATGCGCCGTTGGGGAGTGGTTCGATTGTGGTCATCTCCTGCGCCTTCTAAACTTAATAATATATTCCGTAATAGCTTCTACGATTGCGCCGTATATACCGCGAATAGTCCTGAAGTGCTTGGCTCCGAAGTGTCTGGCTCTAAAATGCTTAAGACCCATCAAGCGTTACCGCCGTACGGTTGCCATCGTCATCAACGGTTGAGACAACCCGATCTTTTGTATCCGTGATGTCTCTAAAGGTTTCCGTACCCGTACCAGCACCGGACACCTTACCTGCCAGAACAGACGCGATGATACGGAGGATTTCTTCTGCGGTATATCCCGGCTCGATTTCCTCCGTCCACGGGTTGCCAGCAGAACCAGCACTATTCATTTTCTCGCCCATAGTGCCAGCCGTATTGTAAGAAGCCGCCAGCGCATCCCATACCGCACGGGCAAGGTTGTCTGCACTAAACTCGGAGTCGCTCGAAGATGTACCTTCAAGATACCCGATGGCGTGCGGGTCAGCCGACGGAGCGAATGTCAGCGTTGCACTTGCGATCAGGTCAGCAATAGCCCCGATGTCAGCAGAAGGCGCAAAGCTGATTGATGCTGTGCCGACACCAGGCGCAACGGCAATGACCGTACCGTCAGGCGTGAATGTGATTGTCGCCGTACCAGAACCAGCAACAACGAGGCCACCAGTCGCGTCAAGCGTAAATGTCAGTGTGGCAGAGCCGTCACCGTTGCGACCGCCGACAAGGTTTGCTGTTTCAGAAAATTCAATATCAGTTTCAAAACGCGACGAAAGACCGCCTGCTTTAATTGGCATCGACCACGTTGCCGGGTGACGGTATCCAGAAGGTGTGCCTGACTTGCGACTAAGTACAGCCTCGCCGTCGTATTTGTTCAGAAAAATACCAGTGGTGTAGTTCGGGCCTTTGATTTCAGAAATGGTTGCGGCGTTGCAATATCTAAATCTGCAAGGGTTCGATACTCCGTACCATCCGTTCATCGTCAGAGCCATATTATAAATCCCTTATAGCTTGCGCGATTTCCTCGTTACCAAGTTCAGCGGCTTTTTCTGATGCATTTTCACGGACGAGTTCAGCAATAAGTTTTGCTAGCGTAAAACTATTGCCACGCCACTGATTGAAGTCGTTCACGATTTCAAGGATTTGTTTATCCATTACCCACCCCATCCGAAGTCGAGTGAAGATGTAATCGGTGAAGAAGCCGTTGTCGCGCCAGTGCCGAATAACATCCACGCCAGACACGCACCGTCTTCGATCTTTGGCAATGAAGGAAGTTGGTTAACCAGATCACGCTCTGACCAGACACCGGTAATCGGTATCATGATGTCAGCTAGTGGTTTGGCGATGACAAGCGCGGTGACACCAGAACCAGTGTATGCAGTACCGCCAGACCATGTGAAGCTCTCAATCGACTTAATTCCAGTGTCCCCGCCTTGCTTTGGAAGGAAAGCACCGTATCGGCCTGATGCGTTGCCGGAGTGTAGGACACGGTTCGCATAAGCATCAGCCGCCGCACCCATTGTTACAGAACCTTGGAAAGCGCGGCCTGCCGTTCCTGCTGTGTTTGTATAGCTTGAAGCAGAAAGGTTAGGGCCACCACCAGTCGGAGCAGTCTGCGCTACGAAGAAAGCCTCACAGCCGACACCATCTTGATAGCGTGGCATCTGCATGGTCATTGTGTGCGTACCAGTGCCAGCATCAGTGTAAGCGATGAACGTGCCAGCGATAGCGTTTGCCAGAGAGGTCGCCACGTTGCAGGTCGTCGCTGATTGGCGAACAATCCAGTAATCGGTAGCAAGGGAAAGACCTGTCGGTAGCGTGGTCGTGGTCGTGAAGCGCACCTTTGAGAAGGTCTTGAAGTCGTTTGTGTATGTCAGCAACAGACCGCCAGAAGACGAAGCTGTGAAGGTGTTGCTGTTGATAAGCGTGCGCGAACCAGTACCCGTCACGTTTGTCGTTGCCATCCGGTAATAAGCCTGAATGTCAACCAGCTTTAAAATCCAAGGCGCACCAGCCGCGCCAACAATCGTCGCGCCAATGTTCAAAAGGTGCTTTGTCGCAGTACCACCGGGTAAACCGCCATGTTGCATACCGATGACAGTCGTGCCGTCTCCTGACGTTTCGGTGCAAGTCGAGAATACCAAGTCTTGCGTTGCGGGGAATGTGCCAGCGTTCGGGTTTCCAGCCATGCCGACCGTTAGATGCCATCCGCCAGCGGTGTGAACCGTGCCGCTGTTTTTGTTCAATTCGCGGCGAAGATATTTACCGTTCGTCGTGATCTGGTTGATTAAGTCGTCGTGCGAAGAATAGCCCATTATGTTTCACTCCAAACTGTTGTCATTGTTCCGACCACGGTCGCGCTTGCCATTGAAGCGCTTGCGTGTGTAAAGATACCGAGATACGCGCCGTTCTTGATTTCCGGCAACGGATATTTCATTCGGATAAATTCTGTTTCGTGCGTGTATGTCTGCGTATAAAAGTTGGCGATGGTGATGGGTTTTACAAGCACTAGCGCGAATAGACCACCAGATGTTCCGACCATCGTGAAAGAGGTGATCTCTCGCACACCTGTATCTCCGCCATCTAATCTTAAAAAGAATGATGCGTTCGCAGCAGTCGCAAGCTCTGATGTCGCGACAGAACCGATGTTTAAAGCCGCGACAGATATGGTGTTGACAGGAGATGTCTTAGCGTCACCGTCCTGATTTATATAGTTGAATGTGAAAGAGCCACCACCAGTTGTCGGTGCGACACAGATAAGAACTGGCAGAACCCCATCTCCATCAGCATATCGAGGAAGTTCGACATCATTGACCATGACCTGTTCATCAAGGCTGTCGCCGTCGATAAAAGGATAATACAGGAGGTAATCGCAGATATGGTTCTGACCACGCATCGCGTTGCTGGAAACGATATTTATATCTTTTATGAACTTGTTTCCACCCGGTCTGTCATCGCCGTGAAAGATACCTTTAAAGCTATCAAGTGTCGCGGCTTCCAGAGGAGATGATGCGTAATAGTTCGGCACTGGATTTCCCGGAGCCATTGACAGGTCATACCACTGACCAGAGACAGTCGTCGCAGTCGGTGCTTTACGGAAGTTCGTTGTAAGCACCCTTCCGTTGTCAACTTGCTCTTTTACCAGTTGCCTGATATTGCGAAAGCCCATCTATTAATCCGCTACTACGTTAAGATCGCCAGCGTTGAACTGTGGCTGAATACCAGACGAAATTGCCAGCGACGAAGACAGTGCGCCAGAGCAGATCAGCGTTCCAGCACCGGAAGAAGATGTCACGATTCCGAAGTGTGTCGCCGTACCAGAGCCGCCAGTGCAGGTCGGAAACTGAATAAGCGCGGCGTTTTCAGCCGTGTTGCCAGACACTGTGAAGCCTGTCGTGCGGCTGATCGCTACCCTTGCATACGAAGTATAAGCGATTTCGTTTGTCGGTGCTGTGCCAGCTTCGCCGGGGTCAGATGTGTACAGAGCGACGTAAAAATCAGATGCACCATGCCATGACGGGTTCGTATCATCGAACATATAAGTCAGGAGTGCGGTTTCGGTTGTGTTTGAAAGTGACATTAGATTAACCCCTTCAGTTTCGCTTTGATCGCGTCATTTGCTTTGTTTAACTCATCAAGCTCCGCCTGTGCCTTATGACGCTGTGCAGTCAATGCTTCAAGCTTACGCTCTTCTTCCTTGTTCATGGAAGCCAGTTTTCCGCTTTCAATGCGTGCGGCAGAGAGGATAGTATCAGCTTCCTCTTGTGCCTTTGCTTCGATTAGCGCGGCCTTCTTTCCGGCAGCATCAATCATATTATCGGCAGACGCTTTTGCAGATGATAGCTCTTTTGCTATCCCTGATTTCTGCGCTTCGAGGTCAGCGACCTCTTTAACCAAAACTTTAACTTTCGCATTGGTTTCGCGCTCCATAGCCTCAAGGCCATCAAACGTAGCGGCAACTTCTCCAAGCTTCTCAAGTGCCTTGAAAAGATTTACTGCTTTTTTAATCTCTGTTTTCGCTTCTGATAAATTCATTGTCATTAACCCCTGATTGTTCCCTTAAGCCAAACTGTAATATTAGAACCAGTACCGCCAGCGGTCTTAGGGCGAACCCACATACCGCCCTGCAAAAGCTGCGCTCCCAAAGTTGTCGTGGTTGTGGAGATAGCAGTTTCCGTTGTATCAGTTGCAGCGTGCCATACCGCGCTTGCGTGGCTTGCGTGGGACGGATTCCCGCGCTCATCGATTGCCCATTCAAGCGTTGTCGTTGCGCCGCCATGGGTGACTGGCTCAATGGAAACTTGCATATCTGGATGCTTACCCATGAACACAGGTATACCTGTATCATCTCCGTCCAGACCAGTCCATTTCCAGACAACCGTACCAGTCGCCTGATTATCGTCTACTCGCGTAGGTGTTCTTGGTGTATCAGCCATAGTTTCCTCTTGCTTGTTAAGGTTGTTTTAAAGTTGCTAATTCTTGCTCTAGTTCAGCAAGTCTTTGTTCAAGTGTTTTAGGTTTTGGAGTGTCTATTTCCTGCTGTGCTATTGCAGATTTAGACAGAAGATCATCCTTCTCCTGTCCTGTAATTTCAACGACAACTTCCTGCTCTCCGATTGGCTTTGAGCAATCAATGATTAACTTTTTCATTAGTTAACTCCATACAAAGAATATGTTCCGCCATCAAAAACGCCAGTTCCTACGTTATCCCAAGTAATACGAATACCAGTCAGGCCGCGCGTTTCAAGTGACGTTCCGTTAATGAAAACGCCAGTAACAAAGCCCGAATCTGTATCTGTGCCAAATTCAGTTCCAGCCGTTTCCGCGACGTTGAACATTCCATTATACGTCTTTGCAGGACCAGATTGATACGCAGGGAAGTTAATGACGCATGATGATATTTCTATTGATGCTTGCGTAGTATTTGCCCAAAGCCTGTTTTCTGCGGCAGATACTCCAGCAGTTGTCGGAGTGGCATTTAATATTTGCGTGTATCTTACCCTGTTATTCGCTGATCCAAAGCCGTTACCGAAGTTTACATCTACTCTTAAGGCGCGTGTGTTGACGCTGTTAGAAGCTCCTGAAATCGTCAAGACCAATGCGCGGTATGTTTGTGGGATAGATGTAATATCAACAACGGTAGGCGAACCAGTTGAAAGCGTTCCAGATGCAATTGAAGTTACGCCACCAGAGCCAGCAGACATATTGCCATTCAATTTCTGGATGGCTTGCAAGATGGTATCCGTAGCCGCAACCGTACCAGCGCCGGAGGTGTAGCCCGTGAGGACGGCGTTAAGGGCCGGGTTTGTCTGCGTGCCAAGGCTGTCATGGTAAAGAGTTGCGCTGTTAGAAAGCTTGGGCATAAATCCATGCTTGGTCGTGCTGGCGTTGTTTGTCGTGTTATCCGCGAGAACAATGTCAGTCTCAATGGCTTTTGCAGGGTTTTGCAATTCCCAATAAGTGCCAGTAGCCTCGTAACGAAGCGTCATGGTATAACCAGCAGCACCCGTATCACCAGCGACAAGCGCAGCGTTTCCGCGTGCTTTAATCGTCAATGCGCCGGAGCCGTCTGTATTCAGTGTCGGGTTAGTTACGGTATTCGCGCCAGCGGTATTGACCACTTGAATAACAAGGTTATCAGCAAGTGTAAGGTCAGGAGAAAAGTCAGCCGTGATTGCGTCTGCCGTACCTCCAGCATTAGCAATTTGAAGAGAGCCAGCAGCACCAGTATTTCCGGTTGCCCCCTTTGCGCCAGATACCTTGATTGTCCAGTCCGCAAGCGTGCCAGAGCCGCCAATGGTCGTAACGTCAACCGTCAGCGTGGTTCCTGTGTAGGACGCGAGGCCATGCATATAGTTGTTTTCGTCAGCGTCCGAAGTAATCAGCACAAAGCAATCATCGAAGAATTTACCAGATTGCGTGGTGAATACTTTTGTACCTGTGCCGATGGCAACCGAGCTTGTGGATGTGCCGCTCAAGTTAGCTACGTATTGTGCAGCCTCTGCCGCCGCAGCCGTTGAAATTCCAGCCTGTGTAGTGGAAATTCCGGCTTGTGTGGTCGCCGTTGTAGCGGAAGTAGCCGCCTCGTCAATCGCATCATCAATATCAACGTCCGTATTTTCCAGACCGTCTTCCGTGGCGTTCCACTTCAGAGCCTTACCAGCTTCAGGAATCGGAAGCTCTACACTTGTCAGAGAGGATTGTTCTGGTAACTTAAGCGTTCTATCCAGTTCCTCGCTCAAGTCTTGCGTAATTGCCGTAAGCCTGTCGAGTTGGTTTTCAACCGACTTTGCAGGAAAGACCGTACCAGTAGGAAGGGATAGGGATTGCGACAATGGCAATCTACGCAGCAGAAGGATATCCTGTGACGCGCTAGGTATCTTCGGCGCACTTGTTACCTGTACGCTTGCTGTGCCATTTGCAGCGATTGTTACGGTGTAATGCGTGGAGATTGTCAGTGTCTCGACAAGCGCATCTGTAGCCCTTGTGATAATCTGGACTTCAATATCCGTAGTCGCGAAAACACGCGCAGGGAAAGAGAAGGTATCGGTTGAACCATTCCCTTGATATCTATAACGATTTAGTTCGCTTGCAGAAATAGTCATTCTAAACTCCCGAAGTTATAATAGCATAAATTACTTGGTCTGTTCACCCAAAACTTTTAGATATTCCTCGATAGGTTCACGCAGTAATTCGTCTTCATTTGCTAAAGCTGTAAGCCTTGCGATATGTGCCGGAATTGAGGAAATTCCCTGCTCTACGGGCGTGGCGAGCCATTCAATGAATTTTGGATTAGTCAGCAATTTCGCTGCATACTTTGGTGCAAGAACAGCACCTATGCCATATCCGGCGATACTGCTTATATCACCATCGCCAGCATAAAGTCCTGTAGCGGCACCGCCAAGACCCTGCAACATAACCATCGTATTAATTGCGCCAGCAGTATTAGAGGTGTTCTGCGATCTACCGACTTCTTTCAGCTTTGACATCAAACCCGTCAACTTATTCAGAGCTTGATATGTTTCTTTGTTGCCTTTTGTATTAAAAAGCACTTCTTTTGCCTCGGGCGACATTTTATTCCAGTTTGTCAGGAAAGTGTTTATTGAAAAAAGCTCACCTGTCGCGTCCTGCTGTCCTGCACTAGCCTTGCCGAGCTTATTTAAGACGCTTGCCGAAACGGTATCCCATTCTTCTGGTTTGAATAGTGTTTTAAGCTTTCCGAGCATAGACCCGCCGTATTCAGCACCGCTTAGGGCAAAATTATACGCCTTTTCCTCGGCATCGTACTGCATAATTTTATTCATTGTCTGGCGGTATTGCGTTTCATATATACGGGTGTACCTATCAGCCGTTTTTAGCATTTTTGCGGCTTCTGGACTTACCTGTTCTGCAACATTGGCTAAATCTTCACTTAAGGCCGCATATATGCGCTTTCTTGCTGCGTTTTCAACTCCGCTTTGTGTAAATGGGTTATCTAGGTCTTTACCGATTGCGGTTCTAACTTGGCGCAAAGCCTGAAAATCAATTCCTTCATCCCCGGCATCTGCAATAATTGCGCTCAATTCAGTCATCGCAGATTTTAGCTTAGGGGCCATGCTTTTAGGGGCACTCGCAACCTCTTGCGTCATATCTTTTAGTAATTTTTGGGCAGAACCGACACCAACTAGGACGTTTTCACCCATAGCATCATATGCCTCATTATAAAGCTGCTCTTGCCTAAAACCAATCCGCTCGCCAGCTTTTACGACAGCTTGCTTAATAACGCCGCCAGCATCTTGAGTTGAGACTGGTGTTCCGTATTTTTTAACTATGCCAGATACGGCCTTTTGCGTTTGCCCTATTACATCATCAACCTGTTTTGCAATAATGTCAGCGGAGGACGGGGTTTGAGCTAGGCCAGCCTCTATCCTCGCCATGCCCTTCCCACCCGTAACGGCTGGTAACGATGGTTCAATTCCAAATTGCTTAAAAGCACTTAGAACCTGTTGCGCCTTCGCACTTGCACCGCCCAAAGCTTTCTTTGCTAATGGCGTAATGGCCTGTCCGATAGATTCACCAGTTGCGCTTATTACGCCCTCGCCAAGATTTTCAACAACTCTTCTACCAAGGCCTCGGTTATCTTTTGTATATTTAGCTACAAGGGCATCATAATATCCTGCTGCCATTGACGCACCGAAGCCAGCACCAACCACTGACATCGGCACAGATGCAACTCCGCCGCCAGCTAAAGCCCCAGCAGCCGCGCCAAGTCCAGATCCAACTGAAGTCATTATTTCTCGTGTTGCGCCAGCGATATCGCCCGTATCCATACCCTTTGGATTAAATACAGTAGGCTTTCCGGTATCTGGATTTGTAAATATAAAGTTATTATCGTCATATGGCTGCGCGTCTGGGTAGTATTGCTGAATAGTAGCTAGTCTATCAGCATCATCATAAACGCTTCCGACTATTGCGCGAATGTATGATGGCGCACCAGTATCTCTATCTATCATTTGAGTGTTGCCAGATGCAGCTTGATAAAATTTATCGCTGGAATCTGGCTTAACCGCTAATGAATCGTATAAATCGGCGAATGACTGTTGATTTTTGGCAGAAATTGACGCCTGAATATCGTCATTTTTAGCTCCACCGATTAACGTGTCATAAAGGTCTGCAAATTCGGCTGCTTTCGGCTGCTGTGGGCCTTGCGGAGCAATTCCCCTTGCCTCTGCATCGATATCGTCAAACTTACTTGTCCATTTTCTAGCAAATTCTTCGGCTGTAATATTCTCGTTGCCACCGTTATTTAATACTTCTTCTTTTCCCAATACGTCTACTGCCCTTTGATCTTTCTGCGATAGTATTTTCACAGCACCATCGGCACCTTGTTGATGTGCCAAGTATAGCTCACCGTGTGACGGATCTCTGCCGAGCTTATCCCTTAATGTTTTATAATTATCTTCGGTAAACTTCTTAACTGCCTCTGTTTCCTGCTGTGCATATTCAGGAGTACCAAATTCGGCGGTAATCCCGTATTGCTTTGCTGTAGAATCAATAAATTGATACCTACCCTTTGCGCTAGATTTAACATTCTGGGCCAGCGGATTGTTCCCACTTTCCACTTGCGCGAGCTTATCAAGGTAAGCAGGATTAAACATTAGTCAGCCCACCCTAAGTTTTTCTTAACTTCAGCTATATCCATGCCCTTCTCTTTGGCAATAGCTTCGAATAGCTGTTCAGGAGTCATTGACCTCTGTTTGGCTACATCGATTAGCTTCTGGTTTTTCTCGGCCTTGGCATCTCCTTGTGTTTTAATGCCCTTAAAGACCCTATCGTAGGCATCCTGCGGCAGTCCGATATCAATCATTCGATATCCTCTATTTCTTGATTCCGCTAGATATGGGTCAATTTGCGTTTTTGAAGATTCCAAAACCGCTTTCCCAAATAGCTCGGCAGATTTCTTCATCTCTTCCACCTGCTTAGGAGTTGCAATAGCACCTTCTTCAATCTTTGAGATCATTAGCTTTAGATTATCAAAGGCACTGTTACCCTGCGCGGATAGCTTGATATCACCCTCACGAACCGCAGCACCATCATCGATTAGCTTCTGAAATGCAATCAAAGAGGCCAGTCCTGCCTGTTTGTTGTTATCTGCCAAAAATGCATCCGCTTGCATTAATACTTTATCAACCTGTATTTTTGTATTTGCGGCTGCCTCGAATGGGGCTTTAACCTGAACCCCAACTCCCTTGGGTGTGTAACCGCCGTCAGGGGTACGTTCTTTGTTCATATCGACCTCACCCGCCCCAGGCAAGTCAACGCCAAATCCTATCTTTGCAACAACAGACGGATTAAGCTTATCGACAGTTGTATTAGTAAGCTGTGCGAATTTATTCAACTTTCCATCAACGCTATCCTGCATAGATATGCCGGACACCTTGCTATAGATATCTGCATTTGAAACCTCAACGCCCATATCCTTGGCTGCGGATTTTAACGTGCTTATTTCCCGTGAAATTTTTGTACGCTCTTTCTCTTGCGCGCTTAATCCAGATTGGATGCGGCTAACCACTGAACGCTGTTGCTCCGGGGTCATGTATTCAACTAGCTGCGGATTACTATCAATAATCTCTCTAGCGCTGTCGTACTCACCACGGTCTAATCTTGACTCAAGCGCGGATTGAACTAGCTGTCCACGCGCTGATTCTGCTATTGTCAATTCGTCCATAGTCTCCATTGCCCCGCCGTACTCGCCCAATACGCCGTTAAGCTCGGTAAAGGCGGTATCTATATAGTCTGGGTTATCATAGACCTGCTTGGAAATTCTACTAATCTCCTTTCCTGCGGTATTCATGATAAATTCTTTTTGCGCCCCCCTTGAAACCTCTGCCATTCTAGTTGTGTACCCATCACGCAGGGAAATAATTTGCGTTTCTAGGCTTGCGCGGGAATCTGGACTACCTGTGTGTTCCTTCAGGTATTGAAATGATTTATCCCTTACCATGCCGTTAAACTTCTTAACTGACTCTGGGTCAGTCATGTCATTTTCTTGAGAAAACCTTGTAAATTCAGATTGCATTTCCTGATTAAATTTTTCAGTTGCTCGCGCACGCTGGATTGTATCAACGCGGTTATTCTTCTTGATTTCAGCTTGAGCAAATTGATCTGATACTTGCGCCAGTCCGGTAGCGACTACACCCGCGTCCTGAACAGCTTGAGGGTTTACAAGGCTTGGTGTCTCTCTAGGCTTAATTACGCCGCGTGTGTACTGTGGTATTTGTGGCATTATACTAATCTCCCGAATGATTGCCCTGCATTGGTCAAGCCACTCATGAAGGCTTGGCGACCAGATGATTTAAGTTGTGCCGCACGAATACGGCCTTCCGAATATGCGGCTGCGCTTGATGCCGCACCTCCGCGTAAAATCTCGTCCACGTTTTCTTTGCCGCGTCTGCGAGTTTCTTCTAAAGCTAAAAACGGGGTTCCCTCAAGCGATACGCCGGATTTCATATAAGCGAGTTTCTGCCTACGTCTGACGTCATTCGCCTCATCATTCGCATAGCCAGCTTCTTTAGCGGCGACACGTTCAGCTTCAGCACCGCGCATCTTTGCTTCTTGCGTTGCAAGGCTGGATTGATACTTCGCCTCTTGGTTGGACTGAAATCCGCCAATAATAGAGGACACACCGCTTAGTACACTAAGCCCAGTTGAAACCGCCGTAGCGGTTCCGGCAGATGCACCCATTGCCAATAATGCCGATTCGATTCCCATACTATTCCACCACCTTAGACCACATACAATAATCATTCCCATTATGATATTTCTTCATAACACCCTCTTTCTCAAATCCTAAAAACGCCATCCACCGATTGTGCAAGTCATCATTCATGCAAGCTGTCTGCATACGGTTCAAGGCAAAGTCATGCCTGATCTTGTCTAACCATCTGCGGATTTCACGCGCAAATGTCAGCGTAACCGAAGACACCCACAATGAAGGGATAAGCCAGATTTCAGAGTTGCCGTTATTCAGTGGAACGATACCGCCACAGGCGATAATCCTGCCATCGACAATGCCCGTAAAGGCAAGGCTGTTTTCCTGAATGGAGCGGATGATATTATTGCCAGCCAGCAAAGAGCGCTCATGCTCTCTTATGTCCATACAGTCCAGATGCTCAACTTTAAACGGTATGATCTTCGTCAATTTGACACCGCAAAATAAGGAACTAGTAATTGCACGTTGCATGGAAACGGCTGATCTTGCGCGATTATAACACGTTTCGACCTTGCCCATCCAGCGTCATCTTCATCATTTATCTCATTTGCGTAAGTTTCCTTTCTATCGCCAGTAAACATCAAAGGCGGTCTGTCCATAGCCATCGAAGGCTTACGCATTTCAATCTGGTTTAATGTGTAATAGCTTGTGCCGTATTTTGCGTAAAGTGTATCAAGGAACCTCACACCTACCGCGAACATATTCTTGCGCTTTGTCTGGGCCGTACCATTCGTACCGCCGCCCTCAAGCTCGTTACTCTCAAGGTATCCAGTGTAGCCAAGGCCAACGTGAACGATAGAAGCTTGGCGGTCTAGCGTGATCTCGCCATCCGTTACCGTTTCTTGCGGGTGCTGTCCACCGTCTACGCAGATTGTGACTTCCTCGCCTTCAAGATGCTCAAGGCCAGACACCGTATCCGTTGTCAGATACCACTCGGTAGCAGGGATAGCGGATGTGCTGTCAAAGGCTTCGAGAATAGTACAGGTAACAGTCGTGCTATTCGTATAGCCTGTAATCTCTGCGCGGCCTGTCTCTGCACCCGTTACGCTCTTGCGCCATATCTCGCGGCCTACCATCGTAGCGTCAAAGAAAGCACCGCCAGCCGTGAATGTAATGCCTGTGCCTGTAGTCGCAGCAGGTGTCATTGTCACCGCGTTATCGTCCCCGTAATAGCTTAAAGAGCTATCAACGTGAATATATTGCTTCTGGTCTTCGAACATCTTGTTCCGGTACATCCGGTCATCTTCTTCCTTGTCGCCCGTATTGTAATCGGAGCGAAGGTCAAAGATTACCTCGTCAGCATAGTATTCGACATAATAGTTATCTGTACCGTCAACGGTGCGCTTGCATACTTGCCATAGCTGATCATATTCGCCATCTCGCGGAAGTCTTGCAATGGAGGTAACGTCACCGGAAGTCGTATGTTTGTGAAAGCCGGATACAGTCTCGGCATCCTCAAAGGTCATGCCGATTAGTTTACCATCCTCGCGCACGCCCCAGACGATATTCGGGCGACCCTCTTGGACTTCGATCTGCTTAATACCGCTTCTAGTAATATGGTCAGCGATTGTGTTTCTATCCACTGGAATATAGCCATCAGCCTGAAGGTCATATTCAAATGAGCGCATAATCAGTTTGTTCGACTGCATATAGAAAATCTGCGTACCCTTGCCGACTGGCATCATGCTTGCTACGCCGTAAGAGTTCGTAGGCTTAATAGAGATACTTGTCGGGGTAATGACATCATCAATACCACCTGTAACCTGAAACACATCACTTGCAGCGCCAACGGCAAGGAATTTGCTCGTACCCTGCAGCCATCTGATCTGGCCCGATTCCCCTGCAATCGTGTACTCCATGCCATCATCAACGGCAGTACCGATGGTGAAGTCATCAAATCCACCGCCTTCGACAACCTTGGAAAAGAACAGCGTGTTAGGACGGTTGTTCGAGCCGCCATAGATTAGACGCTCCTCGTACAAGCCAACCGCAGCAGGGTATTGATTGGAAGAAAGAAATGACGCAGGACTTGACGTAATCTCTTTAATCAAGCCACCGCCCGAATAAGTCGTAAAACCAGAGCTATCAATTCCAGATAGTTCGAAGGTGTTCGCGCCTGTGTTGACGTTCGCAACTGTATAGCGTTCGTCATTTAGCTCCGTCATGCCAGAGATGCCGGATAAAAACACGATATCGCCGTTAGAATAATTGTCAGAGCCATTGTAAGTCACAACGGCAGGGTTGGCCTTGGTAATCGCAGAGATCGTCTGTGTGGGCTGGAATGTCTCTTGGATAGGGCTATGCGCGGACATGGCCCAGCTTGTCGCGCTCGTATAGACCAGCTTTTGCGGGTTATAGGAAGGATGCGCGATATACAGAGTCTTTCCAGATTGTGCAAATTGCAAGTCAAACAGGTCAGCCGTGGTATATGGCGTGGTAACTTCGACAATCTCCTCGACCAGACCAGCACTTGAATATGCCGTATATGCGCTAGAGTTCACGCCGGATAGCTCGAAAGTATTGGAGCCAGTGTTTACGTTCGCTACGGTAAACTCGCGGTTATTGACTTGCGTCATGCCGACAACGCCCGTAATCCATACGCGGTCACCGTTGGAATAGGTATCCGAACCTGAATAGGTAACTACCGCAGGGTTAGCCTGTGTGATGCCTGTAATGGCTTGGCCTGTGTATTTAACCTGTCCGTTATTCCGGTAGAACCTAACCTTAAGATTGGTAAATTCCAGAACAAAAGAAACGCTGCCATCAATCGTAAAGGTGAATAGACGGGCGGCGAGATTATCCCGCGTCTTGGAAGCAAAGATAGTTCCTGTCCTGAAATGCGCTGGACCCGTAACTTGTGTGATAAAGTTCTCCACGCGCCTTGCGCCCTTGTAATAGGCAGCAAGGTCAAAACGCCCGTAAACCTTCGGGCTGATCTCTCCGGCTGAAAAATCAGGGTAACTGGTGTTGACTTCAACCATTAGAATATAATCCGATTAGTCGTACTGGATGCCCTGCCCTGCAATCTGGCAGAACGGTTACGGGATACTTCGCGTCTACGGGGCGGGTGTTCTTGACCGTCAATAGCCCGAGCCAATGCGCCAGCGTCTTTCTTAAGCTGTGCCACGCGCTCGACATTGGTATTGCTCTCGGTCACCTTGAAGGCACAACCAAGGGCAATCTCATGTGCCAGAAGGTTAACAAACATCGGGTCAAAGCGGGTAACGTCTTCGATATTATAGATATAGATCAGGCGTAGGCTTGTCGAATCGGTATTCAACAGGATGCTGCCATTCTCGAAAGCATAGTCAGCATGGCTCAATGAACCGCCGTTTCCATCCTCTAAGGACAGAAGGCGCACAAAGTCATTCGGAAGCGGGAAGGCCGTTGTATAGCCGAACGCGGGCGCAGTAGATGATGCAGCCAGCAGCTCGCGTTTAATGGCAAAATTCCAAGGATGCTCACGCAGTAACTTCTTGCGCGAATTGTCATACCAGCGATTGAGGAGCGATTCAGTCGAGGTCGTGGGTGTTTCGGTATCGTTTACAGTACCAGCAGAGAGGAGGTCTAAAGCGAGATTGCAGATGTCAGTCTGTGAAGTGATAGCCATATTAAACCCCTAAATAAATAAAGGGGGAGACAGCCGAAGCCATCTCCCCGCAATATTACAGGTAAGCGAAGGTAGCGGTTACCCGAATTGTACCAGCAGCCGAGCCAACGGTATTCGCAGTCAGTGCGATATCGTAAGCAGCGTCAGGCGCAGTTTGAGCAGAGAGCGTGCCAAGGTCTTGCGTGCCGTTCGACAGCGTAAGCGATGTCAGACCAGCATTGTTCCACGTAGCAATCGTACGAGCCGATGAGAGATCAAGGCCATCAGCCAAGATGTCTTTCTCAACTACAGCACCGCCATTCGTCTTGTACAGACCAACATCCCAGTCCGTAGAAGAAGTCATCGCGGTGTTGTGGATGCAAATCATAACCGGAACCATGTTCGCGGGTACGTTTGCAAACGCACGATAGATAGAGTTATCATCATCACCGGAAGCAACGGCAATCGTTGCAACAGCGGTAACAGTTTTAGTGCCTTGCTCGTTCAGGGCAGAAGCTTTTTTACCAGCTTCTAGCGCGGAATCTGCATATACATCAACAGCAGCCATAGTTTAGTTTCCTTTCAATGTTATACAGTTGCCGAGAGCGGATCAGCAGGGTTACTGCCAGCCGCGCAAGTCAACTTGCCTCTAATGTGCCAAAGGTTCGCCTTCATATCGATTGCTTCAACATAGTCACCGATAAAGCCGCCCGTAGTCGTGCGGTTCATGGTAACCGTGTCATCTGCCGAACCATCTCCCTTGTAGCTGGAAATAGTCGTGCCATCCAAATCAAGGATGTCGATAAATCCAGTCATAAAGTCAGAGGAGTTAGCGACCTTGACGATATGAGAGTTGGATGTAGCAGTCGTTGAAACAAGGAATCTGAACACCGCGCCCGAGCCTGAAGCAGCAGGAAGTGTCACAACCGAACCAGCAGCCGTATCTAGCAGGACGATTTTACCGTCATGCAGGGCTTCCGTTGCGGCTAGTGTACTACCAGCAGCGACAAGACGAGCAGAAGTGTCGGCGACTTTGTTGATTTCCGCAGCCGTAGCTGTCAGATTTCCACCAAGGCCGAGTGCTTCAAGATCCTCTAGTCTGTTTCTTACTGTCTCTGTCATGTTACTTCCCCTTAAGCGGTTGTCGTAACTTTTTGAACCAGTACGCCTTCAGTACGAACAGCACCGATTTCCATGACGACTTGAACCTGTTTGGTTTCAATGTAGTCAGGACGCTCTTCGATCTTGATCGACATCTCTTTCGAGACACCGAGGCAGATACCACGGCTGGAAGCCGCGAGCAGGGTACGTGTACCACCAGATACGCCGATGATTGGGTTAGCAACACCACCTGCGAATGGAACGAGGTCCATACCGAGAGCGCGAGAGATGCGACCGTTTTCAACAACGAAGTCACGGGTGAAGTCGCCCGAGATCAGTTCTTCTTCGCCCATCAGCGCGGTATGTTCCTTACCTGTGATGGTGAGGAAGATTTTCTCGTTCTCGTCCAGACCGACATCATTGTCATAGAAGTTCTGGCGCAGCTCGAGCAGCTTTTCGTATGTCAGGCCAGCCGTAGCGTTAACAGTATCAACGCCATCTGTAGCAGCAGTAACAGTCGTTTCAAAGTCACGGCCTGTCAGAACGTCAGCGAAAGCAGCTTCGTAAGCAACGCGGTCATACTGGCGCAGCATACCAGCTGCAACAGCACGAGCGTATTCGCTTTCAGGGTTCAGCAGGAGGCCACGAACGTCAGAACCATCGATTGGAAGGTTAATGACGAAACGGCGGCGGCTGATCTTACGGCGGTTATGCGTGATGTCATCAAAGCTCGCAGGAACATTACGACCAGAGACTTCGCGTGCATCTACACGACCGAGGCCATCATAGGCGAATACGTCACCGGACATTTGCTTGACGTTGAGATAAGGCTTCAGACGCGATTGCATCTGCTGCGCTTCTTGGTGAACCATGTCACTGAATTCAATGATAAGATTCTTATCGATAGACTGTACCATTGGGTACTCCTTTAATGTTGAATGTTGTAAAGATTTCCTAAAATCGATACGCTACCCACCATAAAGGCGGACGTCATCTGGGCTATTGAGCCGTATCAGATGGACACCGTGAGGTGCTACCCGTCAAAAGTATATTAACCTATCTTAACCAAATCCGCAATACCGCCTAGCTATAATGTTTTGAAACCTTACCAGACAGCTCGTTAATGCGCTCCATTGTCTTTTTATGGTTAGGATTAAGGAAGTCCTTCGCCTCTTTCGAGGTGCGGAGCGTAGCCAGTTCCTTGCGGACATCTTCAATGCTTTCGCTGGACGATTGGTCGCCAGATGTAATTTTACCTTCCACACCGTATTCCTTCTTTACCTTTTCAATCTCATTATGAGCCGCATTAGTCGCTGCAATCAGTGCAGCCAGTGCCTTTGGATTATCTGCAATCTCTGAATAGGCAGAGCGCAAGCCCTCTGGTACGTGCTTGCTCACGAAGTCCAGCGCAACTTGCTGTGCCGTTTCAAACTTGTCGCCGAAGTGTTCTTTAACAACCTTGTCAAACTCTGCATCCAGTGCCTTTTGATGCTCGGTTAGCTGCGTCTTGTTACCGTTCGCGGCATCAAGCTCGGCCTTCATGAACATCTGGAAAACCTTCTCTGCCTGCTTCTGGTTCAAGCCAGCACCATGAAGAATATCAGCAGCCTTGGATTTAATCGGCGCAAGGTCAAAGCCCTCTGGCAATCCCTCGACATCTGGAAACTTATAGCCATCTGCCTTCTCTGGACGACCAGCAGCAGCATAAAACTTATCCCATTCGGAATCCGGCGCATCAGGCGCTGGTACGCCAGCAGGACGCTTGCCAATCAGGGATTGAGCGTTGTCCGTCATCTTCCACAGGTCATCAGGGGATTTAACGCCCTTGGCCCATTCCTTAGTTGCGTACGCCTCTGGTACGGCAAAGCTACTTGGTTGGCTTTGCTCTTGGCTTGGTTGTGTGGTGTCTTGTACTGCTTGTTCCGTCATGGGCTACCTTCCTTGTGTAATCGAATTCAATCTTCTTTAGAAACTCCGGTCTAATCCGGTTGCGGAAATACAAGTACGCCCTCCGCAGGGTGGCGTTAGCATAGGTATTATCTGGGCTATTTTCTGACAAGATATCGCCATCGAAACGGCAATATTCTTTCAAACAGGCAAGGATGATCTTACCACTATCAGTCGCAGCGACCTCGTTCAAAGCCGCAACGAAGGCTTTCTCATCTATCTCCACGGGCTACCTTCCCTATGTTTAAACCGCAGCAGCTTCTTTCGAAAGCTTTTCAGCCTGTGCCGCGTCTTTAGAAATCCCTGCAACCTGTTGACCAGCCGCAAGCATCTGTTGAGCTTGCATCTGTTGTTGCTGTTGCTGGTTCATGGCTTGAACCTCATCATCTTGTCGCAGGATACCAACTGGCAATCCTCTAATCTGGCCTATGTTCTTCAGACCCTCATGCAAATCAACACGATTAGCAATGGACGGGTCAACTTGCATAGCTTGCATGGCAAAGGTCAGTATCTCCACGATAGCGACATATTCCTCGGCGCGTGAAGCGTTCGCAGCCTTGGTCTTGTAAGTGATCTGGTAAATCTCTTTACCTTCCTGAAGTCTCTCAATGAGTTCTTCAGGGATATATTCAGGTTCCTTGCCCATAGCGATAGCTTCGGCTTCTTCTTCGGAGCCGGGCAATACGCCATATTCACCCATACGCCACAGTACATTGACGCTACGCTCAATCAACGGGGTCAGGACTTCGGCAATCTGGCGGCTGAATAAGCTGGACAGGGAAGCAGTACGGATACTGTCTCTGATCTGTGCCTCGCCAAAGGTCATCTGGCTTTCGTTATTAAAATCCAAAAGGCGGTCAATGTGGAAGTGCTGGGCGATTGTCTGCTTCAGTTCTTCCAGTCTCGCCAGGGCATCAGGGATTGAACCCACAGTTACCAACGGGAAGACAGGGCTATTGCCGCCGATATTACCCGTGGCATTGAATACGTTCACCGCGCCAGCAGATGTATCGATGTAGCCACCGCCAAGCATACCGTCATCCAGTACACCCATAGGCGGGTCAAGGTTCTTCTCTGTCGCGATAATGACAGCTTCTCTTAATGCATTGGCCTCGCGGATATCAGGCAGGGCGTTCATAGCTGGACTACGACCATACTTCTCATAGTTCAGCTTGCGGAAGCGACCTACGTGGATAGGCAGCTCATGGAAGCCATCTTCACGCATGACATGGCAGTTAGGAAGCTCCATGTGGACGGATTCATAAGCCATAGCCAGCTTGCCTTTAGCAGCCTTCTTCTCTTTGCGGGGGCGAATAACGTGCAGGATTTTAACCTTGTCACCGAATTTGCCGTTCTTGTACTTCTCTAATACCTTCTGTGATACCTTGCCCTCGCCGTATTCATCAACGGTGCGCTCGACAGTCCACTCATAATTCAGGTAAATCTTATTGACTTTGCCGTTCTTGCCCTCGGATACATAGAGTTCCTTAACGCCATAAGGCTTGGCAAGCAGCTTGCTCTCATAGCCCTCTTCAATGCCTACGCCAGCAGTGCCGAAGATAATCTGATCGAGCATGTACTCATCAAGGGACAGCGCAAGGTTAGCCTTTGGGTCATCCATAGCCCTGCACGTTCTATCCGTCATCTTCTCATAGAATTCAGCGAGTTCGGTAGACAGGTCTTTGATATCATCAGGGGGGGTAATCTCTATGGATTGCTTGGCAGAGCCGGGCCAGAGCATACCAAGTAATGCAGATGCAGAGTTATGGGCTGCAAAAGCACCCGTTGCATCGAATATCTTATCTGTGAGGAAGTCGCCCTGTGTCGGTTCAGTCTCGAAGTTCTGCTTGATCTGGCTGATATACTCGCCCATGACCTGATACATGGAGTTCCATGTCTGGCGTTCTGACTTGACCTGATCAAATTCGCGCTTGATCTGCTTTGCGTAATCGCTCAATTAAGCACCCTTGAGGAAGCGGCGGCGTTGTGCAGTATCATCTTCGGCAGGCGTAAGAGCCTCAGAGAAGGCCATGCGCTTGGATTGCGCCTCGTTAGACTTCTTAAGTGCCTGATTTTCTTTAGCGGCGTTTTCCGTAGCGATCTTGTTACGCTCGGCAATAGCAGCTTTCTCTTGTGCTGCCGCTAGGTTAGGCTGTTTAGGCTTGGAGAATAGTTTCGTGATACCCATATGAACCCCCGAATGGTTAAAAACATATTAACCTTTTATCTCATAGATTGCAATACACGCCCCTTGGATTTATTCTTTGTCGTGGTCAGCCCTTCGGATTTGTTCCGAATGATGTGCGCATTGCCGGATTTAGACTTCAATGGCACGCCCACGGCAAGCGCAAGCGCATCGGCATAATCAGGTGAACGAAGGCCACGATCTCGCAGCTTCTCTTTACTCTCTAGCACAAGCTTGTTTGACGTTGAGAATTCATATTCAGGGGCAGATAGCTCGCTGATTAGCTCGGGAATGTTCGGGATACAGCCGCCACTCTCTAGCCACTTCTTCATGCCATCCCACATTTCGGCCCTTGCATTGGCGTAATACTCTGATGCAGGGCGACCCCCGAAGTTAACCTCGGTGCATTTATAGCCATGTGAGCGAATGTAATCTATCACGCCCTCTCCGCGACCAGCATCAACACGCACGTAGTCAGGTTCGAATTGTCGTATCTTTGCAATAACCTTATTCGCCAAGTCCACGTTATTAATATCGTCATACATATCCGGCGGGTAAGCCTTCAGACCTTGAACACAGAATATAACGCTTCTATCATCCCCATACCTTGCAACATCAACGCCTATCACCTTGACAGCGCCACGCACGTTAATGTCCTGAATGGTACGGGCCGCAGCCTCAACCGCCAATGATACGGGAATTAAAGTGTTGCCAGTCGAGGCATTGAAGTCACAGAGAAACTCTTGGGCATACTGTTGCTCGGTCATTTCCTCTCTAGCGCGGGCCAATTCGTCATCAGCAATCAGGCCAGTCTCGTCAGCCCTATAGATACGGGCAAACCAATCCGGCTGTTTAACGGCTTTCTGGTATATCTCATAGAACAAGTCAATGCCCCTTGGCGTACCAATGAACACAGCCCAGCCCAGTCTATCGGTCAAAGTAGGGCGAATAACCTCGCCCCAGACGTTCGGGCGCATATCCGCGACCTCATCCAGTACCACGCCATCGAGGTAAATACCCCGCAGAGCATCTGGATTGTCACCACCATAGAGCCTTACCCTTGCCCCGTTCGGCAGATCAATGCGAAGCTCGGCCTCGTTATAGGCAATGCCGGGTATCATGTGGGTGAATTGCTTAAAGTAATCCCACGCTACTTGCTTCGACTGTTTGTAGTACGGAGCGATATAAGCAAATCGCGCCTCTTTCTTCTTAGTAGATAGAGCCGCATGAATGAGCGTATTGATTGCCCAATAGGTTTTGCCAAAGCGTCTATGGCAGACCACGACACCGAAACGATGCCGCGCCATCTCTCTATGCAGCTCCGCTTGATACTTGTGCGGAACATAAGGATGATCTATTTCAATCGCCATCTTCGTTAGGAGCGCAAGGGATATTGGATTTAACAGTTATCTCATGGGTAGCTGTAACGTCCGTAACAACCTTCTGGCTGAATTCGTCTTTCTTCTTGCGTTCCAAGTACCATTGAGAGGATTGTTTATCCCCATCCTCAATAGCATCTAGCAAGACTTTCCTAGCCTTAAGAACGGGCTGTTCCTTAAGTGCTTCTTTTCTCTCCATAAACTCTGGATTAGCGTTCTGGTAATTATAGAAAGCTGTCTTTGAAATACCAGCGTAAAAACAAGCCTCTATATCAGTGCATCCAAGAGCGAAAGCTTCCTCAAGTTTACGGAGAGTGTCTTTGTCCATAACGGTAGGACGACCACCAGCCATGTTAATCTACATACCCCTGATCTTGCATCGGGTCTTTCTTGTCTTTACGGGAAAGGTGACGCTCGATTGCCTTCTCCAATGCCTTGGCTTTGAAGTCTGGGCGCTTATAGCTTTCAATGTTCTCTGGCATGCAGCCCAATTCCGTAGCCTTCAGGAGCAATTTGTCTAGCTCACTGTGGGCGGCTTTCTCTGTCGTGGACTCAAAGCTAACCACTTGGCACGTTCTTACGCGGCGGTAGTTCTGGACTTCCTTGCGTAGACGCTCGTTAATCAATCCAGCCTGAATCATAGAACGGGCTTGCTCTAGGCTTTTAACCGCATCATCTAGGATAAACTCTTGTGTGTAAAACTCAATCGCGCTGGACGCACCGTCTTTTACAACGACCTCGCCCTCACATACTGCTTTCTTTGCCATTTTTGCTACCTTCAAAAAGAAAAACCAGCCGTTTTTCAGGCTGGTCTTATCTTAACCCATTGGTTTTGATTAGTCAATGTGAGCAATTATTATCTATTCCCCTATCTCCCTTATGGCTTGGGCGATCATGGCTTTGAATATCTTAGCAGGTGTAATTTTAGCCTTAAACCCTTCAGTAATCATCTCCTCACTCGGCTCACCCGTAACGATCTTGGCGAGCTTGAGGGCGAAGCGGATTGTTTCGAATTGCTTCTCTAGCGGTGTATCCTTCATACTGAATGGCCCATGTAATTCCATTTCGTATTTCAGGTGTGCCAGTGCCCCATCAAAATCATGGCTTGTCTGTTGGTCTTTGGTCATTTCACGCTCCTTGCTAATTCAATAAGAGCATCTCTAAATTCTATAGGCGTTGCGCTTGCGGATTTCCCGCTTATTGTTGGCTTGTTTCTTTCCTTACCGCGCTGGTCATGGAATCCTATTTGATGCGTTCCTATTGGTCTTTCCCATCTCATTTCCGCTGGCGAATTGTTTCCGCAGTAAAGCAGCCATGTTCTTTTATTTGCCATGTGTCCATATGCTGATTGCCATACTTCGCACACCCAATCATCTCCAAATTTTATCCACTTTCCCTTTTCTGGCCTAGGCAGATCAAACGCTTTCCATGCGTCAGTAAATGCCGGATGCTCAAGAACTCCCCCATATTTTCTGACGGATTCCAACGCTGATTTAAAGCAGCCATTATCATTTCCCGGCTTATTGTGTTCTCCTCCCCATCTTTTGTAATTCACATGGCAAAATCTACCCCAAAGCTGGCATGGTGGATGAGCAATAACAGGATGTGGGCCGCTATATTGCCTAGCATCTCGATGAATATCCCACGGGTCAACCCCGTCAAGGCCGTAATAGCTTCCGTTGGTTTCTACGAAAAGCGCGGCAATCATTCATCCCCTCCGGTTTTCATGGGTGTTCTTTCAAATTCGATGGCCTGAATGATGGCGTGTAGCTCGGCCAGTTCTTCGGTTATCGCATGGCCGTTGAAGCATTTATAATCCGCGCCAAGTCCGGTTAAAATCCTAAACACCCCTTTGTAGTTTGGGTATTCTTCTTTAGATACGCTGAAATCCGATGCCGATCTTGCCCCCTTCGGCCTTATAGCCTTCAGCGCGTCTCGGGAACGTGTGTAATGCGGGGTTCTTACGGCATCTGAAGTACCAAGTGATTTCAAAGCTACATCCAGTCGCACTATTACTATCGTTTTCGGATCAGACCTTTTTATCATATGCCATACCCTTAGATCAATTTCATCCAGCTTCGCCGTATCGCTCGGGTCAACGGACTCTATAAGGGATAGGATTTGTTTTGCTGTCATCTCATCTCTCCTAATTGGGTGGGCGGTGAAGGATTGGTTACCTTCCTGCTATCTCGTAGGTTGCTGCTGTGTTTCAAGCAAGGCCGTGGCATCGCGTCCACGCCGACCGCCCATAACTTATTTCTTTACTTCCGATCTCACCTTCACTCTAAACTTCCTGATCATCTCAAGGATAACCGGAATCAACGGAACCGGAACCCGCATGGACTTCATGAGATACGGGAGCTTTTTCCGGCCTTGGCCTGCGCGAATGCCGCCGCGATTTGATTTTTTATCCACGGCCTGCACCTATTGCGACATATTCCACATTTAATGTGGGTCTTTCCCACTTTCCGGTAGAGACGAATAAAACAGGCCTTGGATCCTCAATCCCCAAGTCAAACTCACGCTTCCACGCATGGAATTCAGGCCAGTTAATCTCGCTGTATTTCATCTTCCACCTTTATAGGCCATGGGTTTAACTCTGGCTTTGGCTGAAACAATCTTTCCATCTCTTCTAGGTATATTTGGGGCATACCCATGTTTTTGTAATCTTCGAGTGTCATTTTGTTTCATTCCACCATTTCTCAAGAGAGTAATAAATCCATGAAGCCATCGGCTGGGCCTGACCATAGCCTACTCTATGAGTAACATCATACTTATCAGAGTAGCACTGTCCATCAAACTTCGCGATATCGATATTCGGTGAGTTTAGGGTTAGCTGCTCCCACTTAATCGCGCAAATGTCATCTGAGTTTCTATGCTGAAAAAAAGCTATGTTAACCTGCTTTCTACTGTCGGAAGATCTCATGCTTATCACATACCCCTGCTCTCTACAGTTTTCCCATCTTGCTATCCTTGGATCGGCCCTGTATTCGTCAATGTAAGACGCCTCAAGCCCACAATAGCCCTCAAGATATGACTTAACTGCCCTTGCCTGATAGTTGGATCCATCTGTGGATGGAACGAAAAGTCTTGCAGTCATGCTGCACCGCCTTCTGCCTTGGCGATCCACGCATAAGCCGAATTAACAAGGTGGGTATCAAGTTCATCATCGGTGATGCGTTTTTGGTATTCTTTCAAGAGGCGTTCGATAAGTGCCTTAGCAGAATAATGATTATTACAAGCGCGAACGATGAAGGCGGCGTTTGCTGTTCCACCATCGTCTTGAGCTTTTAGAACCTTGCGGCTTGAATAAGCTTCATCAACAACGTCATGCCCGTGTATTTCGTAACCTCTGGCAATCATGCGAGATGATGTATCAACAATATCGTTCGTGTCTTTGTTTAAAATCCAAGGCAGCGGGGTATGTTTTTGTGTCATTTCTATCTCCTTTGTTCCTATCCTCAGAATAACACAGTGTTTGATTTTTGCAAAAGAAATCGAAGTAATATTCTGTCTTTGTTTGGTAATTTTGTTACACACTCAAAAAGGTATGGTATCCCCTCCGTTTTTCCAAAACTCATTCGGCGGTACGTTAATTTTGTTTTCAACATGTGCAACTTCCTTGACTGGAACAGCAACCCCGATTGGCGCAAGTGCGGCAGGAACTTGCCCAGCAGCAAGTGCGGCTTTCTCCATGGCCCAAACACCGCGTATTGCCCCGTCAGCCAACTCTATCACCTCTTCATGTCTGCTACCCATGATTGCATCTGAAAGCGCATCCCATTGCCGTCCGAACTTGGCTGCTAAATTTGCATCCACGAGTGTCTCTAATAAGAGCGGAACGCCCCATTTTATTTCCGCTGCCTTGACGACCATATCAAGCCTAGCGATGTGCGCGGTGGCTCTTTCTTTTAGTTCCATATCTTGCACTCCGTGTTGTTTGCATAAAAAGATTTATTTGGATTTAATCCAATTCCAATAATACTAGATTTTTTCAGCTTGACTTCGGATTGATTTATTGGCAAACTGACGAGCAGTTTGACCAAAAATAAATCCTCAATCATGCGGGTTGTCCACTTCTTAAATCCCGCTTGTGTAAAGTAAATCTTAAGCATTAAATCCTCAATTTTAGTCTTTTGAAATCGCCCAAATCCAACCAGAATTAAATCCGATTTTGCCTTTGCTACGCAAGGAAATGCGGGTATTCGTCGTGATATTCTTGGCCTTACTTTCGTCAACCATTTCCTTGAACCCCATGCGCTCCATTTCTGCCCTTAGCATTTCATAGGTAATGCATTTGACTCGGCCCATGTCAGGGATACTCCTGTCTGTACCAGACACAACCAGAGCGTTTAGGATACAATCATAAACAAACTGCTGCATATCCGTTAGGCGTGCGTCTTTGGATGTAGATTGTGTGGGTTCTTCTATAACCGTCACCACGCAACTTTTAACCTCTTCATTGTACCTGTTGACCCCTACGGTGACTTGCTTGAGGCCGAAATACATATCCTCGCCAATTTCCATGTCACGCTGTTTGACGACCTTGACGGTGCTAAAATCAGCCCCCTCGTCACGGCTTACTTCCAGCTCGGTATCCACGGCGGCGCGGAGGCTGCTATGACCCCTTGCTCCGAGGGCCTTGTTCTTGCCGCTGTGGTGTACGAAACAAACATGCGCACCTGTCGCGGCCCTGATTTGGTCTGCATGGTGGACGAGCAGACCCATGTCCTGACCGCTATTCTCATCCCCGCCACTAATCGCCCTTGCCAGCGTATCAACCACGACAAGCCGGACATTCCCGACCTCGGCTGCAATGTGCTTGACGGTTTCAATAAAGTTCCCAAGGTTCCTATCTGGGTCAAGGAAGTTAATTTGCGTGGTAATGACCGCAAATGGCATCCCGCGGCTTTCTTCTTTGTACTCTTGCATGAAGGCGGCAATCCTGTTGCTTAGGCCATAGCTGCCCTCTAAGGCCACGTAAACCACGCCTCCCTGATCCACGCGCCTGTCGCGCCATTTCTTGCCCATGGCGACATGAAAGGCGATGTCCGTCATATAGAATGTCTTGCCGCAATTCGATTCACCATAAACCACGCTGAATTGACCTTGTCCGAGCAGCCCCTCGACAAAATCATTGGCATCAATGCGCGGCGTAATGTCATAGGCCCACGTGTAGGGGATTAGGCCATCTTTTAGCTCGGTTATTATCTCGCCAGTGTCATTTGCCGCCTCTGTTGCTTGCGGCTCTGCACGGGCCTGTATTGGCTTAAATTCAACCTTCCTGCGCCAGCCTGCATCTTGCGCCATTTTAACGACTGTGCCGAAGCTGCGGCCCTTGCCAGCCGTGAAGGATTTCCACTTGCCCGCCATTTCGTGTGCGTTGTATTTAGAGCCGCGAGACGACCATTCATCCCAAAGGCTAAAGGGCAGGCCTTCGGACTGGATTGCCATGCCGATTTGTACCCATTCGTCATAACCAATGTCAGGGTTAATGTAAGAAAGTAATTCTGCCGCGTCTTCTTGCGACCAGCCATTTAGGCGTTTTACGGTTGGGCTGTATTCGATTAAATCAAGTTTTTTAACGGTTGGTTGCGCCTCTTTCATAACCGCGTCAAGCAGCACTTGTGGCGCTTCCGCGATTTCAACCATCTGATCGACCCAGCTATAAACATTCCCGCTGATATGGTGCGAGCCGGGGCCGACTACATAGCCTCCGTCTCCTCTGACATCAACTTTATTACCAATCACACCGCGGCGGGTTTTAATGGGCGTGCCGGGGTGTTTGAAGAACAAGTGCCTGCCCTTGCCAGTTCTGGCAGTCAGGGTTTCTGGCAATGGTCCAAGGGAGGCAATTGCGGCCTCACCCTCTGGCCCGTCAATATCGACAACAAAGACCCCGCTTGGTAGGCCAGTTGCGATACCCACGTTCAGGCCCTTGCGCCCATCCCAAAGCTCTTTTACCTTCTCAATGTCATCGCTTGCTTGGTGCAACCCGCCCTTGCCTAGCGCGGGGTGTTTCCCCTGATTGGTGCAATCCTTGTCACCGCAAGTGCATTTGCCGTCTATAATGCCATGCACCGGAAATATAGAAAACCCGTAATTATTGATTAATAATTGCGCGTCTTTTGAATTAAAATATCTCTTCTCTGACATAACCCTAAAACCCCTGTTCGAAAAAATACGGGCGGCAACCTTGCAAAGTCACCGCCCGTTGTGTCAAGCAGTGTTAATGAATATTAAAATTCGTTAACAACCTTCTTGACGGGTGCAGCGGCGGGTGCTTGGGCGGGGGTTGCCGCTACGGGGGTGTCTAGTTCGGCTGGGCGGTCTACGTACTTCAAGATCTTGAAGGTAGGTTTGTAGTTCGTGCCGAATTTGTCTTTTTGAGCTACGGAACCAGAACATTCGACCACTGGCAACTTGCCAGCCTTGCCCTCTGCGCTGATTTCGTATTCATTGTAGAGTTCTGCAATCGCGTTGCAAACGTGCATTGACGCGCTGCCGAATTTTACCACGCCACCGAAAGCGTTTTGGCTAAAGACGTTCATTTCAAAACCGCGCTTGTGCTTGTCGCTTGGTTTTGCAGCTTTGGTAATGAGGTCTGGATCAAGCACGATTGACGGTGCTTGGCCTTCCGCGTAGAGATACCAGCCTGTCTGAATGTTCTTCAGATCGGCTACGAATGTAGGGCGTGCGATTTCGACATCTTCCCCGTCTTCGCGCTTAAACCACTTGTCGGCCTTGGCGTTGTATTTGACGAAGGGAATGAAGTCTTGTGCGGATGATACGATATTGAGTGCCATTGTTTGTTCTCCTTTTAAGCGTTGTGCATTATTGCGTTTTAGATATTGACACAGTGAGTCAACACAGTTAACCTACGACTAAGATTGAAACGCGTCAACAGGAATTTAAAAATAAAATGAATGGTTTTCAGAAACATGGAATTTTACACTCTTCCCCATCATCCATAAACACCTTCGCTGCAGCACCGGATGTATGGGTTTGCGAGAAATTGTTTGGCCTGCGCGGAGCTATGAGCGCGTCAGCCTTGCGCGGGATTGTAATAGAAGAGGCGGTTGTAAACGTCATTGCACGTGGATGGATGCACGAAGCGGCAGTTGAGGCCGCACAAGCACGTTTTCAAAAAGAAACAATGTTCTCCATATCAGAGAAGGTAATAAAAGAAGCGGAGGCAATCGAGCCTTCCATTGCCATTGCGCTGGAAGCCTTGAAAGAATTCGGAGAGCCTGAATTTTCCACGCCGGACAAACAAGATAAAATTGAATTGCTGTGTAAGGGGGACGGGTGGGAATTACCTATCATTGGCTATACAGATTTACCATTCCCGAAGCATGGCCTTGTCGTAGATTTAAAGACGACACTGAAAGCACCATCCGAGATGTCAGCAGCGCACAACCGCCAAGCGGCGATTTACCGTCAAGCCAGCGGCAACAGCGCGGTCAAGTTCCTTTACGTCACGCCGAAGAAATGCGTCTGGCACGAGTGCCTCGATGTCAAAGGCACGCTTGGCGAAGTCAAAGAAATACTAAATAGACAGGAAAGGTTCTTGTCTGCTGGGTCAAAAGAGTTCTTGCGCGACATCGTGCATTTTGATCCAGATAGTTTTTATTGGAACGGTTCAGAAGAAAACAGGAGGGCTATTTATGGTCGTTAATGACAAACAATTCAGGCTGGAAAGGCGCGTCACTGGTTACGTGTCGCCAATTAACAAAAAGCGGGTCATGGCATATGCGAAGAAGTACGCTGTGCCAATGTCGCGTGCTTTGAATATGATTCTTGTGGAGTTTTTCACGGTGAAGAAATGAAAATCCTCGGCATCGACCCCGGCATGTCCGGTGCACTTGCTTACTACGACGGTACGGAATTACTCATTTGGGATATGCCCATTTTTAAAAAGGAAAAAGGAAATGACCTCGACATCCACGCTCTATACAAAATCTTCCAAGAAGCAGGTCCGGATCACATCTGGCTCGAAAAGACGGTCGCCATGCCAAAAGTCAGCGGTAAAGCAGCTTACTCGATGGGAAAGAGCGAGGGTTCGCTTATCGCTCTATGTGTTGCGCTTGGGCTACCATATACTCTTGTCCGTCCAGCAGAGTGGAAAAAAGAAATGTCCTGCCCAGCAGACAAGGACGCTTCAAGGCAAAGGGCCAGCCAACTCCTTCCGCAATGGACGCATAACTGGGACCGGAAGAAAGACGATGGTAGGGCAGAAGCGGCGTTAATCGCCCTTTACGGGTTCAATAAATAACCCTTGCATAATCTGTTTTGTTTTGTTAAGGTGGCTACCAGTGACAAAAAAGAAAACGTACAAGAATAAATCAAAGAACCCGCCGTATATACCAACTGAAAAGCCAAAGAAGGAATGGGTGGAGCGCACCTGTTCAAATTGTTACAAGTTATTCTGGGCAGACGGTAGGTTTTTGAGATTGTGTGATTATTGTAGGAAGTTAGGGTGAAAGATGAAAAAAGACATAACACTTACACCGGAACAGGTTAACCAGATCGGGGGGGTTGCACTATGCCTATGACCGAATGAAGTCTGACGAAGATAGGAATGTATTTGCAGACGCTATGATGCTCTTAATATCAGATGAGGATATAAACTCCATATGTGAAGACTTGCTAGAGAGTGGTTTTGTCGTGCCGGAATGGAGGCATTAAAATGCGTGGATGCTCTACTGATTTTATCAGCAAAGAAGACCTAATGAGGTTTCAAGAGGCGCTAAAAGAAGCACAAAGCCATCTTGAAGAGTTTTTTAAGAAATATGCTCCGGAGAAAGAAGAAAAAGACAATGCCAAGTAAATATCAACTATCATCCATGAAACCCAAAGCCGTAAAGTCTTTCCCGCTTGAATTATGGGATAAGATCAGGCTATCCGCGCACCAGACTGGCAAGCGGTACGGCTGGACTTTCAGCACCCGCAGGGATGGAGAAAAGATTTTTGTGACGAGGGTTAAGTGATAGCGGCTCTATATGTAGAAACGGATGGTTGCTATTTCAATCTTCCGGGAGTTGACCCGTGGGATGAAGAACGTGACGCTCGTCTTTATCAGGGGCCTTATCCAGTAATAGCCCACCCGCCATGCCAGCGATGGGGAAAAATGTGGATGGGTAGCCCGTCATATGTTGCAAGAACCGGAATAAGAAAGAAAAAGGGTGATGATAACGGGTGTTTTGAAGCTGCCTTGAAGGCTGTAAGATTATACGGTGGCGTTCTCGAGCATCCCTATGGAAGTCATGCGTGGCCACATTTCGGATTGAGCAAGCCACACAGGAACGGTGGATGGATTAAGGCAGACGAATACGGCTGGACTTGCTGCGTGGAACAGGGAAGATACGGGCATTGGATGAGGAAGCCTACCCTTCTTTATGCGGTTGGGTGCGAATTGCCGGAGCTTTATTGGGGAAGAAGTGAGCCAGTTTATCCGGAATATGCGATTAAGAAATACGGAATTGAAAGATGCAAGAGAATGGGAGAGATAGCCTTCAAGGGTGGCGGTGTTGATAGCAGTGCAAGAAACGCAACACCTGGGGATTTTAAGGAAATACTGATAAAAATGGCAAGATCAGTAAAATAGTTCTTGCAATCTGTTTTGTTTTGTTTCACTATCTCTATACCAACAAGGGAGGTTACAATGACAACAGCAGTAAAATACGGGTTTACAACAAGACAAGACGGACTGGCAGACGATGACGGATACAAGTCCGAGGCAGATGCAATCGCAGCAGCCGAAGATTACTTTGACTATAAAGCTGGATCGGTCTTCTGGGTTTATTCCTATATCATTCCAGAAGTACAAGACGAGCTGATCGAGTTGGCTAGAAACAAATACGTTGTCGCAGCCGAACAGTCAGGTGATGATGACTATGATACGCACATGAGATGGGAAACAAGACAGGGGAATTTTGTATGAAACAGTATCCGTTTAATTGGGCCGAGTTCCATGCTTGGAAACGCCAGCAGGAAATCAAAGAAGCCGCAAGACAATGCGCTCTGGCATATATCAGAATGTTTGTACCGAATTATAAGAGGGGACTGAAATGACAGTAATATCAACTGATGCAGTTAAATACATGACCGAACGCAGCTATACACGCGGCTTGCGTCATGCAATTGGCTTGAATTTTGTTCTGATTATGATTGTTGCTTTTGTGGCATTTTCTGCTGGCAGGACATACGCATATTACCAGCAGATTGACAGCGCGGCGAAGGTTGTGGAAGACATGAAGATTGATTAATAAAAAGGAGGGCTATTTATGGTCGTTAATGACAAACAATTCAGGCTGGAAAGGCGCGTCACTGGTTACGTGTCGCCAATTAAC